CAACCCGTCAGTCGAGAGGGAGCTTCGCCAAAAGCGGCTCAGCCCCCTCACTTTTTGCGTTGTTTGATTAGCTCCACGACTTCTACATTGACGAACGTCACCTTCGATCCGTGATATTCGTCGGTGGCTACTCGGCCGCTCTTGAAGTAGTTGTCTTTCGCTTCGGTGCGTGTAAAGCCAATAGCATGCGCGTACAGCCACGACTTCCCGCTCTTGAGCGTTATCTTTGGTGCCCACAGAGGTCTTGTCACAGCCCGATCCCTTTGAAGAAATCACCGAGCGGATCGATTGCCTGTCGCGGTTTTGCTGCACGTGATTTTGCTGCTGTTATGTGATCCTGTTCCATTGTCATCTCCGTTTGTTATATTGGTCGCGTCCGGTGCTCGGCATTGACTTTATCAGTCAGCCACTTTCGATGGAAGTCATTGGCGATAGAGAGCATCGCTTCTGTCATCTCGTCATCGCCCATCATCGAAGCGAGATATGCCTGCACCATGTAGAAGGAATACTTGAGGCGGTTCATCACGTCACCTTTGGTGCAGCAGCGAGCACTGTAGCAATTTGTTCCAACATTTCTTCATCGCACCCGTTGGCCTCTTCTGAATTCTCGATATACCAGTTGATGCCATTACGAGCAATCTCCAATACTTCCCGCAATTCTGTGACGTACGCACGTAACGCAATGCACTCATCGACACGACGGGCTACATCATCGCACGCTGCGCTGCGGTAGTCAGGACGCATGACTCTGACTTTGGCCGCACTCTCAGATGTGTCTGCCATCGCTACGACGCCGCAGGCTGCGAGGCGTATTTCCTCGCGCTCAAGGTCGGCTGTTAACTCCGCGATGCGCATATCACGCGCAGCTAGTTCTTCAGCGATCTCTGCCTTGCTATGCAGTTCTTCAGCGGTCATTGCCTGAACGTGCCTGCCGTACAGCGGGTTCTTCAAAACAGCTAGGCTGTCGTGGGCGCGGTAGCGCATCATACTCATTTGCCTATCCCTCCAAAAGTTGGCAAGCTGCACAGTCAAAACAACTAGATTACCGAATCGGCTAGTAGACAAATCAACTCGTTTCATCGTATTCAATCTCTAGCAAAAGCTGAAGGCAATGAATTGCTTTCTTTATGTCGTCGGCTTTATTTTTACGTTTATGGCGAGAGACATACTTCACTACATTTCCTTCAAGAAACCCCAACCCGTTTTTAACTATGAATTCTGCCGGCTGAATAACCATATCCTTGTAGTGATTGCCAGCTACCTGCACGTCGAGGGCGCTGGCTGGTGTATTCAGGCGCGATTGACATATTTCGCTGCAGCTTGTGCATCTTGCATAACGCTCATTCCTGTCAGCATCCTTCGCCAACAGATCGTTCCTGCATGCTTTCATTTTAGCCACCTTGCAATTGTCATTAAATCGGTTGTGAATCCAGCAGCGTTACGAGGGCCGCCGCCACCATAGCGCCGAGCTATCTGCGACACGTCAGCGCCGGCCGGTGCGCTACGCAGGCTGACGCTTACCACGCCGCCCTTGCTGACACGCCAGCAACAGCCAAAGGTCTTGCTCCGCTCATACATGCGGTGCCCGACTTCATCAACGTGCAACGCTGTATTGCATGCCAGCCCCTTGCGCAGTTCCTCAAACATACCCGGTATTGTATCGTCCATCGGGATATGGATCGGCTGCACAGCCTGCAGCAAACTTGCGATCTGCGCATCCTCTGCCGCCGCGATGCGCGCGCCAGTATCGAGCAAGTCAGGTATCGAGATGACCGACCATTTGTAGAACGTCCAAGGCCGCATCGACATCAGCGCACAGTGCGCCTCGCGCGTACCTTTCATCTTCCATTGCCAGCGGTCGCGATCGTCAATCAGCATGAACAGCGTCGGCGGTATGGCATTCCTGCTCGGGTTGAAGTGTAGCCACGTGAGCCACGCCGCGCTGCGATTGTCGTCCAGCAGGATCGTGACGTTATCGAACTTGCTCTTGGTATATTTCATACCCGGTGTGTAGCGGCCGAGCCACATCTCGAAGGACTCTTTGTGGTGGTCAATCCAGATCGTCTCGGCCGCCAGCGCGAAGATGTGCTGCATGATGTGCTTGGGGAAGCTGAAGTCGAGGATATAGACCAGCCGGCCGGCAATCTGCGGAACGAGCGTGTGAAACTCGGTGAGCGTGATGTCCTTGTGCACGTGATCCATCGGCAGGTATTCCGCGCCGGCACTCTTGTATTTATGCCAGCACGCAAAGGCGGCACCGTATCCATCCGGGCAGTCTCTGGTGCCATGATACAGAATGAGGGGTAGGCTGCTCATAGCAAACTCATCCATTGCTTGCTGCCCTGCAGCCGTTGCGGTAACGGCGCGGCCCATCCGAACTGCATGATCCGGTCGAAGCCATCGCACCAGCAGTCAGCCGGTAGTTTGTCCGACGTGCGCAGTCCAGCATTGACGGCATGCACCAGCGGCTGTTCAGCACAGAACGTACGGTGCTCGCGCAGGAACGCATCAGCCAGTTCCAGATACCGCATGCACCATGCCGGGTCGATCTTGAAGGCGGGCCACTCCGCGCTGGCACGGACAATGACAGTACCTATGTCCATCATACTATTACCCCAACGTCATTAAGTAAGCTACGGGCCTCTGCAAAGTACCAGAGATAGTTGATGTCGGCCGGCAGGCTGTCCGTCAGTTCCATCATCGGCCGGCAACCTTCGGTCTTGGGTACGGTAGAGCCTGTCGTCCGATACCGTATCGGACCCGTCTCGCTGGTTGCGTAGTACCAGCGAACGATGCGACCTAGCCGTATGTCATCGACCCATACCATGCGCGGCTTCGGCCGGCTCTTGCGCTTGACGGTCTGCGTCGGATCGCCGGCTGCAGCCCACACGTTCTGCGCGCTGCCATGATCCTGCACCAGTATCCAGTCATCGACGGCAACCTGTGTGTGCGACCAGACGCCGCCGCCTTTCACGTCGCGGATCGCAACAAACTGGCGAACGTCGGTGCAGCCAAGGATGGTCGTCTCGATCGGTATCCCGTCCTTCAGGTAGGCACAGACCGCATCAACGCAGATTTGCGTGGTCGGATTGGGCCAGCCGCTCGGACCGGGTTCTGGCGCAGCGTACGCACCTTTGGTCTTGAGCTTGCCGTCCGTCGTGATGGCGACGTAGCTATTCACGTCGCGGCTATACACGGCACGGTATTCCGTCTCTTCTGTCTCGAAGCCGGTCAGTTGTTCCCACCACGATATGATAGCTAGATACATGTCGTACTGGTCGTCAGCTATATTCATCACGATGCCATCTGTGTTGGCGCTGACGACCGAGATGCCAGCCAGTTCCATCGCTTCGATCAGCATGAACAGCGCAAGCTGCCCGGTCAGCGTGACTTGGATCAGTTCGGACGGTGCGTAGAAGATCGAGTATTTGCTATTGAGCTTGCCGAAGGTGCCGTTCAACTGGATTTTTTGGGTGTTGGCGTCACTCTGCGCAGACGCGAGTTCCTTCTCAACTTCGGCAATACGCGCAATTAGTTGTGCTCGGTCCATAGCGCGAACGCCTCGTCGTAAGTCTTGCGGTATCCAAGATATATGCGCTTGCCATCGATAGTTTTACGCACAATAAACCCACCATCGACGTGCGCTGATATACCGCGCACACCGGTCGTACTGTCATAGCGAGCGCGACGTTCTGTCATTTTCATTGCGGCAACAGGGTCTGTATAGAACAAAACAATAAACTCGTTGCGAGCTAGTGCTGCCGCCCGTTCTGTGGCAAACCGCCCCAAGTTATAGCGACGGCCTTCATGATCCCATTGCGCAATAAACCGGCCTGTGTTTGTTGGTTTTACACCTGTATGCCCGCTTGTATTATTTTTGAATACACGCCGGTTATGCATTTGTTCTGCGCGTGTTGCCCATTTACAATTCGACGGGCTGTAGCCTTTGTTGTTATCCTTGCGTTCAATAGTATGGTCCGCAGTTGGACGTTGACCCATGTCACTTACAAAATTGGCGAATGAATTTCTCCATCTGGAACATACGGCAATTCCTCTGTCACCATAATCCTTATATGACGGATGATCCTTATCTTCGCAACGACCAATCATGCCGCACCACGTTGGATACAACGGATGATTGATCAGCATATGGCCTTCGACCGGTTCGTACCGTTTGTGATACAGATGCCCGTTTCGGTATTTAGCCACAGCAATTCTCCAAAAGAACCGCCATTATAGTTCCTTCGGAAAAGATTGCAATTGTTTTTTAAGTAATGCAAGTTCTTTCTTCAGTACGGCTGCTCTATGCTTTGCGGCTAACCTTCCGTCAAACCACGCACGATACGTGGTGCTAAATACTTCGCCGATCTGTGGCGGATAGATACCCGTTTCAAGAATAAGTGCCGGATAATATGATGCAACGTCCCGGTCCAACAGTCGCCGTCCCGGTGTTGCCACCAGCGCGCGGCGGCTCTCTGTGCTGTGCAGGCCGCCGATACCCATGGCGTACGGTCCGACCATCTTGTGCTGCCAGCCGGCAGGGCACTTGACGAACTGGCCGTGCGGATCGAGACGCACCTGATCCTTGCCCCAATCGACGTACGGATTGTCATAGCCCGGTGACACGCCACCACTCGGGTTGATGGCAAACTTGCTGTGACACATGGTCCGAAATACATCCTGCATCTGCGCGGTGCGAAAGGTCATCCATGCGGGCGGCCGATAGTTAAACTGCGCACCAGCCGCAACGACAGGTATTTGTACCTCAAAGGGCAGCAACGACTTCATGACTGCTTCGGCAATCTGCGGATCGGACTTGCTGCGCAGATCGATACCGTACTCCAGCGACATCTCTTCGCGCAGCTTGATCTGCGCCGACATGGCCGTTCCGAGCGCCGCTGTTGTCTCGCAGTCATTGCCGCAGTAATCGCGCACGACAGGCCGGTCAAACAGGCCGATGCTGGTGCCGACAGGTATAGGTAGCTCCTGCAGCTTGCGCATGTGCATCTTGCCGCCGTATGCTTTCAGGCCGCCCGCACCGGGCGCGACGTTCATGATGTCGATCGTGTCCCACTGCAGCAGCTTGATACCCCAATGCCGCTCGAATTCCCACGGCATCAAACCCTGCCCGCCCGGTACGATGATCGTGTTGTTCGCCGCCCATAGCGTCGCGGCGTCAGCGCCGGTCAGCGCGAGCGATATCATCGGATGGTCGTAGTTGTTCCCGTTAAACGTCAGCATCGTTGCGTTTGTCAGCGCCTGCCGCATGGCGGTCGTATCGAGCGGCTGGCCGGGGAAGGTCTGGAAGCACTGGTCGCCGACACGACACAACCAGTAATCGGGATAGCATTCCGTGTCGCAGGGTACGAGGCTCGGCGCTAGGCTGTGCGACAACCAGTCACCGGCACCGCAATGATGGCAGGACGTGCCGTATTTGCCGTGCCAGTAACCGCAACCGCAGGACTCGCAGGAGTAGAGCGTGCGGTATGTCATGTGGGTTCGGCATCCAATGAGTTGTCCAGCCGCTCACCTTCTGTGCGGCCACGATCGCCTCGCGGCAGATACCAATACAGGCCGGGTCCGTTGCGCCATTCAACCATGCGGCGCAACTTGCGATACCGAGCGGCGTCCTTTGCCATGCGCGCAACTTGCTCCGACAATGACACGCTGCCGCCGTCCGGTGGGTCCATGTAGCATGTCGTACCGATCGCTGCGCTGATTGCGTCAAGCTCGACACGTGCTTCGGCCAGTCGCGCACTGTCTGACAACAGGTTTGACAACTCGCCGCAAAAATCCTGCATAGCACGGTGGCTCATGCGCAATCGTCCTCACCTTCATACACGCGCTTCTCGATCTCAGCGAGTAGCTTTTCCTGCTTTGCCGAGAGCGTCCAGAACTTGCGCAGTGACGGCAGGAATTC